TTTAATGTAAAAGTCCCAAAGCAAGATATAAACGCTATCCCAAATTGGGAGCCGTTGAATAAAGTTTATATCTGCATTAAAGACCATACAAGTTCGTCAAATAATCACCCATTTTTTAATAAGGTTTATTGGTTGGCGGATCAATGCTCAAGAACCTTAACTGGATGCTCATTTAGATTTGGCAAACAAACCTCATTGCCATTTGGTGGATTCCCAGGAACAGAAGAATATTCAATTAATCAATGAAAACTATTGTTGAACACGCTGAAAAATCTGACCTTGAAGTTTGTGGCTTTATTCTTGTTGAGAATGGCGAGTTAAAAACTGAGCCTGCAAAAAATATAGCTGTGTATGAAAATGATGTATTTGAAATACATCCACTTGAAATTTTACGCCACATTAGAAGCGGCAAGCTGGCTGCGATCTACCACACGCATCCTCAAACAGAAGAGAAGGAATCTAAGTTTGATAAATTTAATTGTGATAATTCTTGTATTCCCTATGTAATCTATAGCAAGCAGAGTAATAAATTTAATCTTTTGGTTCCAAGAAAACCTCACGTAAAAAAAGAAAACTTAGAATTATTAAAAAAGCAATATGACTAATGTTTATTTATACGGTGAGTTGCAAAACAAATTTGGAGATGAATTTAGATTTAACATAGGTTCGGCAAAAGAGGCTTTGCTTGCAATCAACGCTAATAGAAGAGGTTTTCTAGATGAGATAAAAAAATTAGGAAGCAGAGGAGTATTTTACAGAGTGATAGTTGATGATCAGGTCATACAAGATCCAAAAGAACTAGAAATAACAAAAGTTCCGCAAGAAGTTCATATTGTTCCTATTGTTTGGGGAGCAGGAAAAAATGGAGCATTGATCGCCATTGGTGCGGTTTTAATGATAGCTACTGCTGGTGCAGCGGGATTTTTAGGTCCGGCTTTTAGTAGCGTTTTGGGAGGCATAGGATCAACAACTGTTATGGGTGCTGCTGGAGCAGGCTCATTTTCTGCGCTTGGCACTGCGCTTTTTGGCATAGGTGCAAGCTTGGCCCTTCAAGGCGTAATGGGGCTATTATATCCACCACCAAAACCAGACTTTAATCAAGAAGTTGCGGCAGGCGGCAAGTCTTATTTGTTTGGAGGCAAATCCAACAATACATCTCAAGGCCAAGCTGTTCCAGTTGGATATGGCAGACTGTTGATAGGAAGCTCGCAGATCAGCGCGAATCTGGGCCATTATCCTTTAAAAACTGATATTAAAGCCTTGATGACTCCTGTTGATAGGCCAATCGATGATTATACTGATCTTGAGTTCAGTAACGAAGACGAAACAGCGGCAGTAGATAGTTTTTATACAAACCAAGCGATGGGAATGGACGAATCTCTTTCGTTCACAACTGTTAATATTTTAAATTCTTATGCCAGCATAATCAGCAGAAGTGCGGCTAAGGTTACAACTGAACCTGTTGAAGTTGTAGTTAAAAGAAATGGCGAAATAATCTCTAACCCAAATCTCCCAAATTACGATCTTGATGTTCAGTATTTATGGGAAGATCTGAGTTCAGAAATAAATAAGGGCAAAGTAAAAATTGAAAACCCTTATGCTTTTAGTTCTGGAGTTGTTTATAGATCTTATTTTGCAAAAGACTTTTCGTATTATAGCCAATTAGAAGGAGTCCCAAATACTGGAAGCTCTTATTTTATTTCTTATCCGCAGAATTCTTTAATTAGATATGGTCCAGCGCAATTCAGAACTTTAGTGTTTGCAAATTGGGATAGTGGATATGCCTACGCAAGTGGAGAGTTAGTGAGGCTGACAGGAACTACAGGAGATCTCCATTACAAAGCGCTAACGGGACATAGTGGCATTGAGCCAACTGGCGCTGCAAGTGGAGCTTCTTGTTGGAAGGCAGTGTCTTCTCCTGCTTCAGAAAGTCTTTATAAAGCATTATTTGACGCTACAGGCTGGCTACCAACAGACACAAATGCTTGGGAACAAATATCCTCTCCTTCTACTAGCGGTCAATTTAATGATTTAATTAATTTGTTTGGTTCTCCTTATAAACCAGACGCCATTCATGGCGCAGCCATAAACGGAACAAATATTAACAGAAGCTACCTTGAGGGAACTTCGAATGACGATGCCAGATTGAATGCCGATAATTATGCTATGGAATTTTTAGGTTTTTATAAGGTTCCATTTGTTAGAAATAGGGTGATAAATATAGCTGATGCTGAGAATGGAGTTATGTATGAAGTCATAAACCCCGGAGTAACTGGCGGCGTTCAGTGGACAGGCGCGGGCTTAACAGGTGCGGCTGGCGCTGCTATTCCTGTTGTAGCTGGAATGACTTTTACAAAAAACTCAAATCAAGTCACAGGAGATGGAACAATAATGAGGGTAGCGTCTTATAAATTTAAATTAGATTCTGATGACGCTTCTGATTTATATATTGATGGTCAGTTAGCTAGCTCATATTATGGAAATCACGGAATGAATTCGGGTTTTGCAGATTATCAAAACCCAACAGAAGGTGAGATAGAAGATTTAGATTCGACTACATCAGAAATTTATCTGACTGTAGGTTATCATAGATTATATGCTAGATTTCAAGACAGTTTGGGAGGAGAGGGAATTTCAATATATAGAAAAATTGATTCAAATGGAGATACTGTTTATTCGGATTGGACAATAATACCAAAAGAAGAACTCTTTCATAGAAAGACATCTGATTTTTCTGTTAATAGATATGATAAATTTTTGACAAAAAATCTACTTATCGAAGCTTCTGAAACGGTTGTTGGAAAAAAATACAGAATAGCAACAGTGGGCACCATAAATTGGGGATCAATAGGCGCAAGCTCTCCAACAGTAGGGACTATTTTTGTTAGAAGAGCAGGAACGGTGACAGGTTCTGGAGGTTTTGTTTTCGAAGATGCTTTCAGCCACTACGAATCAACCGCTGCAAATTCAAACAGAATGGTGACATTCTCTTCTGAGCGTCCCATTAAAGATGGCAAAATAGATAAGGGCTTATCTTACTACCAAGCTAAATATAAATGTAAAGTAATAGTAGACAATCAAGAGCAAAACACATCTCCCGTAAAACTTAATATAAGATTTTTACCAACAGAGCTTCCACTCGATTCAAATCAAAGAGGTACTTTATCAACCCAAGCTTTTATTGATGTATGAAAATATTAAATCCATACAGGTTTTTAAAAGGTAAGGGCGGCGCTGGTGGTAAAAGCGGAGATGATCCAAAGTTAGTTCCGCCACAAGCTCAAAATTTGAGAAGAACTATTTCTCTTAGCGAAACAATAGATGTTCTCTGTGAAGGCCCAATTTATGGGTTGGTAGATCAATTTGGCAGAAAAGCATATGGATTAGATATGCTTAAAGGTATTTATTTAAACGGAATGCCCGTTATGAATAATAAAGGAGAATATAATTTTAGAAATATACTGATGGAGGTTAATCTCGGGACAGAAAATCAAAAGCCTCTACCAAGTTTTAAAAACGTAAATATTCCAAGAAGCGCAGGGTTTAAATTGCTTGGGCCAATAAAAGCAGTTGATGATGGAGAAGAGTATAGATTAAACAATAGAGCGGGAGGAAACTTTGTCAATTGGGCAAAAACGGGAGATTGGCCTTCTGAAAACAAAGATCCATTTGTATTTGTTCATAAAATAAAAAATAAAGATGTAAAGAAGTTAAAAATAAGTTTATTAGTTGAAGCTTTATCTGATACAGTTGACGTTAAAACTGGCAGCACAAATAATATCGGAACATCAAAAGAAGCAACTATGACGTTGTTTTTAACATACGGATTAGAAAACTCTTTCAGCGCAATAAGCAGGACAATTACTATTCGCGGAACTGCAACGAGTCCATTCGCAATGGTAATTGGCGACTCTGAATCTGAAGAAGATGCCGCAGCGTCAACAGCGGCGGCAAAAATTGCAACAGGAGGAACAATATCTAATAGCTATACTGCCTCGGCTCCAAGCGGAGGTGGAGGCAGAAATATATCTAATTCTTTGGGTAGTTATAACGAAAATATAGATCAAGATCCTGTGCTAAATAGATAAAAATGCCAATAGAAAAAACATCTCAAGAACAAATAGCGGATAAACTATACCCTACAAATCCCGCTAAAATACTGAATACTATAACTTTTCTTAAGAGAAGGTATTTTAAAGATTTTATTCCTTCTTCGCCAGAAAGAGAATTAGTGAGTGCGGGATATGTCGGTCTTGGAGTTGGAACAGCGGCAACATTTACGTCTGTAACTGCTTCAGCAGAAAAAGGAAGCGCGATTACATTAACAGGTACAGCTACATATAGACTTACCAGAGGAGCAACTGGAACTGTGGTTCCCGCATTGGGACTAGTGGCGCAAATAAATATAGGAAGACTAGATACTGGTTTCGCTCCATTACAAGTTAGATCAACTCCAGCTAATATAAATCCAGATGGAACATTTAGCTTTACAATACCAGGATCAGAAACGGAAAAAATGGCCGCTGGGACTCATACTGTTTATATTGACGCTTTTTCTCCAATAGGTTCAGTAAGGCTAGCAGCTTCTGGGATGGAAAATGATGTAAGAACTTTTGTTATTACTTAACCTTGATTTATAATAAATTATGGACGACGGCTATTCAGATCAGTCACAAGGAAACGAAGATTCAGAGAGCAATTTAACCTATGTCGGTATTGATTCTGGCATGGGGGAAATCGTCCTTCCTCCATCAATTGATGGAAGAGACAGGTTCGTGTCGCTAGAAAAAATTACTCCAGAAACAATCAATCCGTTAGTCAAAAGAGAAATTTCTGTTGAAAGCGTCATCGAGGTAATTGATAGGAGCTTTTCCTATCCAATGACAGCGCATGTGGGATTGAAGTTTGACTCTAGGACTTTTTCTAATTTTCCTAAAAGAGAGTTTGACGTAAAAATGAAGAAGGTTAAAGTTCCTTCTAATTATTACTCAATTGGAGGCAACGGATTAGATAGGCGCTACATATATACTAGCCCAAACTTTGCTGGAGACCCAAGTAATCTTGATATTGCTTTCGTTGTGGATCAAAACATGAATTATGCCCAAAGACAATTGCTGATTAGAAATATCAAAGAAATGATATCTAAGCTGGTGGCTGGATATACATTTGTCCGAGCTTCGATTTGGCAAACATCTGCGACCCAAGACACGACATTAAACGAAAAAACCGGAGAGAAGTTAATTGGTTTTACCTACTATGAAACTGATGATTTTTTTGAAATAGAAAGTCCAGATGCAAGTGGAGGGTCAAATACAAATCTACTGACAAAATTAACTGCCGCATTAAATTTTTCGAATAAAATAACTACAGATCCAACAGAGACTTCAATTGCAAATTTCTTTTTAAGAAGAAGTCAATTTGGTTTGACTGATGAAGCTGGAACTTTAAAAGAAGAAGATGTTTTGAGCAAGATTTGGGTTAATACAGTTAGGAAGGTGGTATATTTTTCTGGATCAGAGCCAGAAACCATGTCTGCAAAAACATATGCAATACTTTTGAACCACGCCCAAGAAAATGCGATTCAAATATATTACATATTTAATGATGCCAACTCTTCTGGGACAAGAACATTAAGAGAACTCGCAGTTGACTCTGGCGGCGGTAAATTTAACTGTAGGCATGATTCTGATATAGAATTTCAAAAATTTTGCAGTAATCAGTTTTACGATCATAACAAAATATATTATGGGGATTGGGATGGCACATTCAAAATAGCTTGGACAGATAATCCTGCATGGGTATTGTATGACATCATCACCGATACAAATTATGGCCTTGGCAATTATATTGATAACAATTCAATAGATAAGTGGACGCTTTATGATATCGGCAGATACTGCGATGCTGTAAATGATAAAGGATTTTTTGAAGGCGTATCTGACGGCAAGGGCGGACTAGAGCCAAGATATACTTGCAATATAATATTCGGCAATAAAGATGAGGCTTACAAGGTAATTAAAGATATCGCTGCTATTTTCAAAGGCATTGTTTATTGGAATACTGAAGGCTTTTCGTTCTTTGCAGATAGGCCAAAACAACCAATAATGTATTTTGCGAATTCTAATATTAAAGATGGCGCTTTCAATTATACAGAAACCGCTAAAAATCTTAGATACACAAGCGTAGAAGTTGTATATAATGATAAATTTGATAATTTTAAAACTAAAATAGAGTTTGTTGAAGACATGGATGGAATTAGAACGTTTGGCCTAAACCCATTTAAAGTTAATGCGGCTGGATGCACTTCCCGTTCTGAAGCGAGAAGAATAGGCAGATACATTCTTCATTCGTCAATGTTTGAAGCGGACACCGTATCCTTTACTGCTGGATTAGAAGGCGCTTATTTGCAACCTGGTGATATTTTTGCTGTTAGCGACGAACTAAAGAATGTGGCTAGAACATTTGGAAGAATACTTTCTGTAGACACTTTTGACGGCTCAGTAAGAATCGATGGAGAATTTGCAACCGGATTAGATTCTGGAATATATATCCATGTTCCTTCTGGAAACTTTGCAGTTTCAGATTTAAATTCGATGACTGGATCTGATGGCTCTTTTAGTGGAACTCTAGATATCATCAGGGCAAGAAGACAATCTCAAGTAAAAAAATATAATATATGCGCTCATACTGATTTAGACTATGGCGCTCTTTTAACTTTAACTGGAAATTTTCTTCTAAAATCTGGAGTTGTTGATGTCCACGTAGACGAAGGAAGAATTTCTGGATCAAGCCAAGTAACGGGAGAGACAAATCTAGATGGATCATTCTATACATTTCCTGAAGGGACGATCATTGATGGAAATCCAACTGTTGACACTGTTAGTTTTTCAGAAGTTTCAGGGCTACTTAAAGACCTAGAAATAGACGTAGATGTTTCTGGAACGGGATTAACTGGTCAATTAATTGGAAATGAGTCAAATTGGACTGGCGTTATTTCTTATTCTATATCTTCCAGTTCTACTTTGGCCGTAAACGGCAGCACACTAACAACGTTAAGCACAGATCAGATATATGCGGCTAGATTAACTATCGCAGGAGCAATCGAGGCCCAAACAACTCTTGCTTCACTTGACGCTGTTTTTTCAAACGCAGTATTTACCTCTGCTGCCACAGGACGGGCAATTGTTGTCTTTACAAGGGGAGGAGTAATAAGTAACGGCTTTAATGCAAGTTCAACTTGGGCAACCGATTATGGAGCAACAGAAATTTATAAAATTGGACGAGACTCTTCTGGAACCTCAACAAGCTTTGGCTATGCCTGTGCCTTTATAAAAGGTGGTTATAGAATCATAGAGAGGGCATCAAAAGCTTTAAATGATTATGGTTCTTTAAGATTTACTTACAGAGATCTTCTTGCATTTTCTAAATTAAGAGGATATTATACTTTTCTACAAGCTGAAATCGGAAATGATCAGCAGTCCGTATATGGAGAATGGACTGGCGGAAGAAAATATGAAGCTGGAAATATAGTAAAATTTTCTGGGGTCGTTTATACTTCCACAAGAGACCATGACTCAGACTTTACAAATAGCACCGGAATATTTTCAAATGATTATAATGCCGGTAACTCTGCTAGATCTAAATGGCTTCTTGGCTCAACTAATGGTTATTCTGTTCTTGGTTTTCCAAAAGACTTTTTTGGTTCTCAAAAAACATATATAAATCAATCACTC